TCCCCGTTACGAAGTGAATAACTGGCTGGCGCTGGACTGGCGTCTGGAGGAATAACCATGCTGGTTGCCGATCCCCACTCGCCTGACTTCAACAGCTACGCCAGCGTTATTGACCTGCGCACGTTCGCGGCGGGGCGCGGGTATGCAGTTCCCGCGGATGATGGCGAATGTAGCCAGATGCTGATGCAGGCAATGGATTATCTGGAAGGCAAGACATGGTGCGGGCAGCGCTCCAGTGCATCACAGCCGCTGTCGTGGCCGCGCGCGGGCGTGCGCTTCGACGGTGTTGACCTGCCAGATGACGCCATCCCACAGCGCCTGGTTGATGCGCAGTGCCGCCTGGCTATCGAGTCGCAGGAGATTGACCTCACGCCTTCGGTCGCTGGTGGTGGTGCGGTGACGATGGAGCGCGTAGAGGGCGCAGTCACGGTCCAGTACGAACCGGGCACGAATAAGGCGGCACCGTCATTCCCCTGGTTCTATTCCTCGCTGCGCGGGCTGGTGGTGGGCGGCAATCAGATCCGCATCGAAAGGGGGTGATATGCCAGTCGACTACCGGCGTATGCGAAACACCGCAACGCGACTACTGACCGAGAACGGGAAAGCTTATCCGCTTACCCGCGGTGGCGGCACTACCCGCGATCAGTTCGGCAAAGAGGTCACCACTCCTGCTGTCACGGCAACCGTCACTGGCGTTATCACTGAGTACTCCTCCCGTGAAATAGATGGCTCTCTGATTGCCACCGGCGATAAAAAGCTGGCGGCCACAGCCGAAACGGAAGTGCGTATTGACGATCGCATCGAGATAGACGGCAAGAAATGGCGGGTAGTGCAGCCGAATCCGGTTAAGCCTGCTGACGTGCTGATCTCCTACAACATCCAGCTGAGGGCATGACTATGGCCAGCTCTGCTAATCAACCGTTCCTGGCTGCCGTTCAGTTGTTCGTGGATAGCTCAAAGCAGGAGATGGACGAGGTGGTGCGCCGAACGGGTATTAAAATCCTCGGGCGGCTGGTTGAGATGTCCCCGGTGGGCCAGCCGGATATCTGGCAGGTCAACCAGACCGCGACGGCGTACAACACTGCGGTGCGGGAGCATAACGCGGCCCTTCGCGATGATCCTGCCAACCTGACCAAATCAGGACGCCTTAAGCGCGGGCGGGCGGTCAACGACTCGATGGATATCAAAAAGCCTGAGGGCTATGTCGGCGGGCGTTTCAAAAACAACTGGTATGTGGGTTTCGACAGCCAGCCGATGCAGTCCAACGATACACCGGACGCTTCCGGCCAGGGTTCAAACTCCCGAGGCATGGCGGTGCTTGAGGTGTTCAGGGTGGGCCAGGTCAGCTCGATTTACTTCACCAATAACCTGCCTTACGCCCGAGCCCTGGAGGAAGGCCATTCTACTCAGGCTCCGGGCGGGATGGTGCGAGTTACTGCGCTGGATGCCGCGCAGATGTTCCGTGAGGCAATGAGCGAGGTGCGCAATGGCCAGTGACCAGTCAATGCGTATCGCTGGGCTGCTGGAGAGCCGTGTTGCGGTTATCTGCTCGTCGCTTGGCCTGCCGGTGGCCTGGCCGAATATAGCGTTCACTCCCCCGGATAATGCGCCATACGGGCGGGTTTACATCATACCTGCACAGACCGTAGGGCAGGATCTGGAAGGCCAAATGCGTACATACCAGGGCATTCTCCAGCTCAACATCATTGCGCCAGCAGGCAGCGGCGTGACGCAGGCAAGGGGGCTGGCAACGTCTGTAGCTGATGCTTTCCCCGAAGGGCTACCGCTGGTGGATGGCGATCTGACCGTATATATCAACGGGCCACCGCAGGTGCGCCAGCCCATCCAGGACCGGCCTACCTCGGCGCCAAACGGCAGCAGCGGCTCCATTACCTACACAACCCCCGTCAGCATGCAGTACCGCGCTGATTACTGACCCGCCACCCGGCGGGTTTTTTTATTCCCTTAATTCAGGAGAGTGCTATGGCATTCGCAATCCCTAACGGCTCGCGTGTAAACGTGGCCAGGGCTTATCAGGCCCCCATTACCTTTACCGCAGCCTCCAACGCGACGGAATGCGAACTGACCGTTGCATCTGCCGCCGGCATCCTGGCGGGCGATATTGTGCAGGTTAGCTCCGGCTGGCTGAAACTCGAAAATATGGTGCTGCGCGTGAAATCCGTAACCGGCACCAAAATCGTGCTGGAAGCTTTTGATACCTCTGATACCAAGAAATTCCCGGCGGGTACTGGCGCAGGCACACTGCGCAAAATCGACTCGTGGATCACGATGCCGCAGGTTATGACGCTGTCCACCGAAGGCGGTGATCAGCAGACTATCTCTGTCCAGTTCCTGGAAGATGATAAGGCCCGTACCATCCCGACATTCAAAAACGCCGTGGTTCAGGTTTACACCTTCGCACACGACCCGCAGCTTGCCATCTACAAACGCCTCATCGACCTCGATGACTCCAGCGACACCACAGCGGTCTGGTTCCATAACCCGCGCGGTAAAGCGGATCGTTACTACTCTGCCAAAGTGTCGTTCCAGCGCGTGCCACGTACCGAAATCAACGCCGTGGAAAGCAACGAAGCGCGTATGAACTTCGAATCGGATATGCAGATTTACCCGATAGCCGACTCCTCCGCTGTGCCGCTGGCGTTCCTGACTGACCTGCCGGCAACCAAATCGCTTGCCCCTGGCGCCGCGTTAGACCTGGCTGTGGTGATGCAGGGTGGTTCCGCGCCTTATACCTACGTGTGGAAGAAAGGCGGCACCGCTATCCCGGGCAAAACAGCCTCCACGTTCAACATCCCGTCTGTGGTATCCGGCGATGCTGGCTCTTACACCTGCGAAGTCACCGACGCCGCGGGCAAGACCATCACCTCTGGCGCATGTGTCGTCACGGTCAGCTAACCACTCAGGCCCGGTTCGCCGGGCTTTTTTACGTCCGCATCCTGCATACTTCTAAGGAACCGAAATGACCAAGTTCTCCCTGATCCCAAACCCGACTTTTACCGTTACCGCCAGCATTCCGCGCGCCGGTGCCGAAGACGGCAAGCTGACCTTTACCTTCCGCCATAAGACACTCGAAGAGCTGCGTGACATGGATGAGAAGCTGCACAAAGCCGCCGAAGGCAAAAAGACTGCTATCGAGCCACAGGCCGACTACCTGATGGAGATCGTTGATGGCTGGGCGCTGCCTGACGAGTTCAACCGCGATAACGTGATCGTCCTTCTGCAGAACTACCCGCGCGCGTTCGACAGTATCGGCCTGGCTTACACCAAAGAGCTGATGGGCGTCCGCGAAAAAAACTGAGGCAGGTCGCCGCAGCGTTGTACACGCCGGGACCGACTCTCGCGGAGTTAGCCGCTTTTGGTTTGACGCCTGAAGACGTGGAGGAAGAGGTGGAGATCCTGCCGTCGGCATGGAAATCATTCACCATCTTCTCTTCGCTGGCGACCCAGTGGCGCGTCGGCGCGGGCGGGGCGACCGGCCTTGATTACAACGTTCTCCCCTGGATGTTTGAGTTACACGGGGTTGAGGATGCGGTGGCCTGCATGGCTGACCTTCAGATTATGGAAAGCGAGGCTCTCAAAGTAATGCACAAGGAGACGAAATAATGACAGACCAGATCGCCTCGATTACTTTGCGGGCCGATGTTTCTGACCTGAAAACAGCCAGTAATGAGCTGGATAAACTCGGTCAGGCGGCGGCCGGTGCCGTTGCTGGTGCAGATGCGCTGGCAGATGCCGCCAAGCGTGTCAAACCTGCAGCGAAGGAAGGCTCGGAAGGCCTCCGGGAGCAGCAGAACGCGCTCAAGGGACTGCTGGAGAATATTGACCCGGTCACCAAAGCCCTTAACCGTCTGGATGAGCAGCAGGCCGCGCTGCGCAACTTCCAGAACAAAGGCTTTCTGGATACCGAAACCTTCCAGGCCTACAACAAAATCCTGGACGACACCCGGCTTAAGCTGACGGATACCGGCGAAGCGGCAGCGCTTGCACAGGCAGAACTCGCCGCCACTCAGGCGGCAGAGAAGCAATCAGCCGCGCTGAAGAACCTGCTGGGTTCAATTGACCCGACGATCCGCGCGTTCAACTCGCTGGATGAGCAGCATGCGCAGCTGGTGGCGCACTTCGAAGCGGGCCGCATTAACGGCACCCAGTTCGAGCACTTCAACACCATCCTCAACCAGACACGCGAGCGCCTCTCTGGCGTGGCTGACGTGCTGCCTGAGGCGTTATCCCGGCAGGAAGCGGCAGCCCGGCGCGCGGGTATCTCTGTGGGTCAGTACAGCGCAGCAATGCGCACACTACCGGCACAGTTTACTGATATCACCACAGAACA